AGAGCCGCCCAGCGCCTGATTGCCACGGCTGGACTTGGATGCGCTCCTGCCCTCCTTCTCCACGGCAGCCGCCATGCGGCGCATGTCCGCCACCGCCTTTTCAATATCCGCTTTGACCCGGATCAGAAACTCTTTGTCTGCAGCTGGCATCGGTGCCCCTAAACGCAAAAAGCCCGGCACCGCTGCTGCGGTTGCCGGGCTTTTCGCTTTGATTGCGTTATGCCTTTATTTGGCTTAATTATGGGTTAAATCAATTGGTTACACAACGCAGCGTGGCCCACTGTGAATGCATTAACCAACTAAGGCATGGTCCGATAAGGGAAACCCCCCTTTTGCCGTGGTGCTCAAAGTGGCCCGCGCCCTTGCTCTGGAGATGCACATCACGCCGGCGACTTGGCCAATGGGCCTGCGCTCAATCACGTAGTGCCTTGATCAACCGATCCCCCTCCTTCGACAAGGCCGCCCGGATATCCACGATCCGACCGGCCCTGTCTGCCGCCTCCTGCCGCTCTGCCTGCCTGAAGTAAAGTTCCAGCTGCCGCCGGGTGTAGTGCGGCAGCTGCTCCCGCTGATGGCCGTGGCGGATCAGTTTGGCGAAGACGCCACCCCAGCCTGAGCGTTCGCCCTTTGCCTGGCTACCAGCGGGGCAGCCAGGCGGCGGACGAAAAAACCGCTGTTGACCCTCCACCAGGTCATCATCAGTGTGTGGCCGTCATCATCGGAGAGCGTTTCAATCCACTCCTGTGGCTTGCCGGTGCTGATGCTCAGCAGTTCGACCAATAGGCCTGGCATGGAGCCGAACACCGCCTCGAGAGCTGCAAAGTCGAACGCCTCAGGAGCTGTCTCTTCCAGGAAGAGATCAGCCAGGCCGGCCATCAACGACTGGGCCATGGCAGCGACCTTCAGACCATCCAGGAACCGGTACTCCCGCACGGTGACCGGCTCGCCATTGAGGATCAGATCCGCATCCGGGAAGAGGGTTTCCAGATCCTCAGCCATCAGTCTTCAAATTCCCAGCCATAGAGCTGATCGCCCACCGGGCGCAAGTCATCCATCAGCATCTTGGCCTTGACCGAAAGCGACATCTCCTGGTCACCCTGGATCAGGGAGAGGAATGCCGGATCGATGGTGATGCGGTAGACGGTGCAACGACCTCGCTTGTCGTTATTGGCGGTATTGATGCCGGGAAAGGTCATCATGAACTCGGTGTTGCTGGGGTTGGCCGAGAGATGTTTCTGCGCAGCAAAGTCGTAACCGATGGTGATCGCCGCGCCGTCGCCGATGTTGCCGGTGGAGAGGATCTCGACCATGCCCTCATCCGCATGGGTAATGAAATCCGTACCCTCGGCAGAGCCCGAGATCGCCACGTTCGAGACCTTCACGTTGGCCAGCTTGATCAGCTTGTCATGGTAGGCGGTGTGGGCCTCGGCGGAGACATTGCCAGCTGACTTGACGGTCAGGTCTGCCTGCAGCGCCTGGGCAAGATGGGTTGGCTTGGCCGACTTGAAGTTGATGGTGATGTCGGTCGACTGCTCGGTGATAAAGCTAGCGGCGGTATTGCGTTGGCCGGTGACGTTCTCCTTGATGTCCTGACGTGAGACCGAGGGGGAGCCCTCAACGGATTCCACATCGCCGACGAAGCTGAACCCCAGCGGCTGGCCGGTGGCGTCCCGTGCGGCCAGAAAGAGCGGCCCCTGGCCGCGCCAATAGATCGAGTCAAATTGTTCGCTCATGATAGTTGCCTCATTGTGTTGCGGCCGCAGGCGGCCTGATATTGATAAACGCCACCACCCAGCCGTAGGGGTGTTCCAATTGGCGGGAGAGCTGCAGGCTTTCGAGCGACAGGCTCATGCCCTGTACCCCACCACGCACGAAAGCCTTGATCTGCTCCGCCAGGTCGATCTCGGCCTGCTGCAGCTCGGCGCTGGTCTGGGCCTCTTCTACCTGCAGGTGACAGGACAGGATCAGCTGCAGGGTGCCCTCTCTGGCGGCCATGCCTCGAGCGGCGTTGTAGTGGCCCTCGTCGCTGGCCACCAGGTTGACCACGCCCTGCAACAGCTCTGGCTGGCTGCGTGTCTCGTATGGGATGAATCCACGCTCCACCAATCGGCCCGGCAGGGCGGCCTCCAGCACTGGCTGGATGGCATTCAGCCGGTCGTCGATACGCTCCAGCGCTTTTGCTCCCATCATTGGCCCATCTCCTTCAGCGCGGCATTGATGGCGCGGTTGATGCGCCGCTCCGCCTTGGCCTTGTTGCTTTGCAGGGCAGGCTTCAGATAGGGCTGGGCAGGGGTGCCACGCAGGGCAATGCTTCTGGCCATCACAAAGGCCAGATCCTGCTGATCCATCGTCGGGTCACGCGGCTCGATGTGCTTCGCGTGGATCCAATCGAGCATGGTGCGGTCGCTCGGCCAGCCGCCGGGGCCGGTGCCTTCTTCCACCATCTGCGCATAATCCACCCCGGCCACCACCTCGCCGGTGAGTGGGTCGACCATGCGTTGAATGATGGAGTGGGTCAGGGTGCTGTAAGCTTTGGGTGCGTTGCGACGGGCATCCCGGGCGATCTCCATCACGCTGCGCAGCACGGCCTGCTGCACGTGCTTTTTTAGCAGCTCAGGGCCCTGGCTGAGCGCCTGCATCAGCCCCTTGTTGTGGATCTCCAGCGCCAGGGTGGTCATGCTGCCATTCTCTCAAACAGATCCAGCAGGTCCTGCGCCAGGGCCGCGGGCGAGCCGTTCTTCGGCATGCCGCCCATGGCGGCCTTGCCCAACATCACCGGCTTGGTCACCCCTTGGTTGGCCAGGGCCTGCAGGGCCGCTGCCGTGGCGCGGGTGAGCAGCAGCTCTCTCGACTCCTCCGGCACGGTGGTATCTGCTGCCTGTATCCCAATGGCGTAGCGTGCGCTGTAGCGGTATGAGTAGGCCGAACTCAGCTTGAGAATCTGTGCCCCGGTGGGAGCCGGGGTCAGTGTCAGCTTGCGCACACCACCGTGGGTGACCATGCCCAGGCTCGGCAGGCGGCCTGGCCATAGCTCTTCCCAGGGCTTGCGGTTCTTGAGCGCATCCAGGCCCCAATAAGAGGCCAGGGGTCGGATCAGATCGGCCGGTGCAGCATAGAGCCACTGGTCGGCCACCAACACCAGCTCACCCAGCAGCGACAGCGGCCGCACCCGGCTCAGGTCGTGGGCTGCCGCTTCCAGAAAGCGCTCCAGGTCCAGCTCTTTGAACTTGTCTGCCGACTCCATCAGGAGTGCGGTCAGGTCGTGCCTCAGTGCCGCTCTGCTCATATCGCCCATGTCACACCGCCATCAGGTTTTTCACTGCGTACTCTGTCCGATCATTGATGGTGCCGTCGCTAAAGCTGGCCTTGACCGTAACCAGACGCCACTCCTCCCGGTTGGTCTGATCGATGATCCGGTTCATCGTTGAAGTCAGCTCCAGTTCGACCGACTCGCCCATCGGGGAGAGCGGTGTATCGGGCTGGACCTCTGTTCCGGTGGAGAGGCAGTCGATACGGTAGACCGCACTGGAGGGTGCCGCCGGCTGGCCATCCCGATCGGTGAACGCGATGGTCAACCAGGCAGGTGAGCCCTCATTGACTGCTGTGACGGTGACACCCATCGTGGTCCCCGATCAGCTAAAGGTGATCTGCAGTTCCAGGGTCCAGGTGCCGGTGGCCTTGGTCCCCAGATCCTGCACCTTGCGGTTCAGATTCACGCCGGTGCCGTCGGCCGCGTTGGAGAGGCTGACCTCGGCCCAGGCGTGATTGCCTTCGGCATCCGCGAACACAGAGCGCCAGGTCAGCGTCTGACCGCTGCGCTGAGGATAGGTCGCCTCCATCGCCTTGTAGGTCTTGTTAGTGCCTTGCAAATCGGTCTGGGTGGCCGCCTCAGCGGCGTTGCTGTCACCGACACCAAGGCGGGCATTGGCGTTGTCCCAGGAGGTGCCGCCGGCGCCAATCATCAGATCCTCCAGCAGCTGAATGCCTTCGTTGAGCAGCAGGTTGCCTTGAATCTCGACGGTCTCATAGGGCTCGCCACCAGCCTCGTAGACGCCAGATGCATATTTCTCGACCTTCCACTTGCGGTGGATCTGGCCGCGGTCATCAATGTGAGTGGGATCATTCATGGGGCGTATCCTCATTAGTGCAGGGTGAAGGTCATCGATCGAGCCTTCAGGGTGAAACGGATGGTGGTGATGCGGGTCTGGCCGGGAATATGGCTCACCACCAGATCGGTGGCACCGACGGACTCGAGCAGCGCCAGCATCGCCTGCAGGGTGGTGTCGTCGGTGCCCGCGCCCGCATCAGCCACAGGCAGATCGACAGAGAGGGTGAGCGCATCGATTGCGGTCGCGGCGTCGCTGACCAGCTTCAGAATCGACTGCAGGGTGCTCACTGCCTCGAGGGCGGTGCCTGTGTCCTGGATCGGGAGCGAGGCATCGGCAGATGCCGCATCAGCCCCGGTGGCGCTGTCGGGCAGCGACAAGGCGATCGACAGAAAGAGGCCATCCACCGCGCTGCCGATATCACTGACGCTCTTCAGAACGGACTGCAGGGTGGTGAGCAGTTCGGAAACTGAGCCGGTGTCCTGCGCCTGGTGAAAGGTGGAGGCATCAACTGCGTCAGAGCCGCTCCCGGTATCGGGCAGCGTGAGAGAGACCGAAAGGCCCATGTTTTCGACCGCTGAGCCGAGGTCAGTGACTGTTTTCTGCAGGGCCTGCAGGGTGGTGATCACCTCTGTGGCGCTAGCCAACTCCTGGAGAGAGAGTGCGACCGCAACAGTCGGCGTGTCGGTTGCGGTGCCGGCCTCCGTCGACTGCAGCAGTGCCGAGGTGCTGACAGCCTCAGCGCCAGTGCCGATATCAGCGACGGTTTTCAGGATGTCTGTCAGGGCCAGCAGGGTATCGATGGCAGAACCGGCATCTGTGACATTCAGGGCAGCTGTCAGTAGTGGCTGATCTGCTGCGGCACCGGAATCCAGCACTATGAGATTGGTCGCCAGTGTGACGGCATCACTACCGCTGCCGGTGTCGGCCACCAACTTCATCGCTGCAGTCAGTACGGAGAGCAGTTCAGAGCTGAGACCAACCTCTCCGACCGCGAGGGTAACAGCCAGGCCGGTGGCCTCTGCACCTGCCGCGGCATCCTGGAGCGTCAGCAGACCAGACAACCCGGCTGACTCCAGCGAACTGCTAACTTCGGCCAGCTGCATCAATGCCGATGGCTGCGTGCTGTCAGCGCCCGCACCGACATCTGCGATGGCATAGGTAGTCGATGGGCCTGCGAACGCATCCAACCCTGCCCCGGCATCTGTCAGCGCCAGGGAAACGGCAGGTAGGGCGACGCTGTCGAGGGCGGTGCCAGAATCTGAAACCGACTTTGTGGTGCCGCCGGCGCTGGGCACGGTCTCGCAGCCGATAAAATAATCACCGGCGCCACGTGCGACTCCATTGATGTCGTCAGTGACCGAGAAATTTGTATTTGCAGAAGCCGCACCAACGTTGAGCACCGACTGTGCTGCCACAGTCATTGTCATATCGCCAGCTGTGTTTAATGCAGGAGCAACAAAAGGATTGACTGTTAATGTGATATTACCAGTACCTACAGCGGTACCATCATCACTGGCGATGTAATTAGTTGTCAGGCCGGATTGAACGCCAGTAACGTCTTGAGTGACCCGCCAGAAGGCATTATTGGCGTAATCGTAACCGCTGCCAGTAGCCTCGAATACTGATGGGTTTTGGGCACCCCAGATGGAGTTGCAATAGGCCCACATGAACGAGGCGCTGTTAGCTAGATTGAATACCTCGTCAGAGGCACTCGACCCGTTTGTGGTAATAGCGTTGTTCCAGACGCGTATCCGTACATCTGCGGCGCCAATGCGGAACACATCATCAGCACTGCCAACTAACACATAGTTGGCTTCAAAGTCGAGTTTGGCGAGGTTTGCACCACCCGCATTTATCGGGTTTGCAATACGGCCTGACACGTTATAGAGGCGGAGCCATTTGAAGTGGATCTGCCCCTCAAACCCAGTGCCGGTTACTATTAGATCGCCAGCAGATGATTTCGAGATGGCGAACTTGGCAGCATCGTACTTAGGCCCATAAGGAGCTTGAGCCCGGAACCGGATGATGCCGCCATTAGCACAATGGGTTGTGCCGAACGACAGCTGTGTAACAGAGTCTGTATAGACACTGGTGCCGGTGTAAACAAACTCCAGCACCTCCCCAGAGGCGACTGGGGCCGCCAGACTGTCCAGGGCCTCGTTCGCATCGGCCCATGCGGTGGCCTCAGTTAGCCCATCATTGAGCGGGTCACCGATTGTCCGCGACGGATCAATGTATTGGATAGCCATTACACGGCTCCCGGCCAGATCAGGAGATTCTCAGACAGGTGCCTATCTGTCACGGGGGTCAGAGTCACCATATCAATGAGGGCCTGCTTAGCCTCAAGCCATGACACAGTCACCCGATTATCAGATGCCAGCGCAGCCACCACTCCGGGCCGGGCCTGATCTGCTAATTCTGGGGAGAATACAAAACGATCGGATCTTATCTCTGACGACTGGACCCATTCGCCTTCTGCGTTGTAGTAACCACTGACAAGAGGCCGAACGAACTGCCCATTAAGTCTGTCGATTGGGTCCCGCTGCATCTCAACAGAAACCAGTTCACCACCAACCGGCACCGTTATCAGGTACGGCTCTGGCCCGATGGGAATATCGGTGATCGTCACAAACCGCCAAATACTATTTTCACCAGGGGCGTGGCCCATCACTGGGAAGACTTTGCGAACGGCCCCTGCTGAAAATCGGCAATTATTCGGGTTGAGAGGATCGCCTATGACCACACTCTTCTGAGCAATGGCGAACGTTGCGTCTGTCATTTGCCGACCTTCGATGACAGCAGCCTCTCGAACAACGGCATCAGGTTTTTGATTGCCCGCTCGCCGAATAGGAAGCCCAGCACGAGCAGATTGATAATCCAGAATGCGCCAGCCAGGTCGACCACTTGATCACCGGCATCCATTTGCCCAAGTTTCCAGGCACCTGAGAAAACCTGCAGGTCCATATAGAGCACACCGAATCCCCAAGCGACACGTTGTGACCCACGCAGGAATAGCATCAGCGGTCCAACAACCGGCACCGACTTCAGATCCGAGGCCGTGCCCTCAAGCTGAGCGATCCTGTCTGTCAATGCTTGGGTAGCTTCCAGCAGATACTTTTCAGCCCGCTCTTTCTCTCTTTCTTCAACCGCCCTGATCTGCAGTTTGATTTTTGCCTTTTCAGCATCACTCATATCAGGTGGAAAATACCGCTCAGCGATTTTGAGCCCCTTTTCCATCACGTTGCCGACGATACTGCCGACATCCAGATCGAGAATCCCGGCCATCAGTACCCCACCCCTTTTTTATCGAGATAGTCGTGCGGGTTGAGGAACTGGCCGCGCTCGCTTTTCACCTCGAAATGGAAGTGGTCGGTGATGCCCGGATAGATATTGATCAGCCCCTGGGTGACGCCGATCAGCTCACGCCGGCGCACGACATCGCCAACCTCAACGAGCGGCGACACATAGAAGTAGCGGGACCGCATGCCATCGCCATCCTGCACCTCGACATAGCGCAGCTTCCCCTTGATCGGGTGCCGTGGGTCATAGGGGTAGCCGATCTTAGTGACGATCCCGGCACTGACGCTGTAAACCTCGGAACCTGCATAGCAGGCGATATCGAGCCCACGGTGGAAACGTGAGCCGCGCGGCGCCATGTAGGCGCCACTACCCTGCTTATCTGATCCTCGAATGGGGGCGCCAATCAGAATCACGACGACCTCGAAAAATCCGGACCGACACGCGGCGCATAGAAGTCACGCTGGAACCTCTCCATGCGCTGCTCGAGCTTTTGCACGTCAGAACGTAGCCCCTCGATCTGCTCACCCATCACCTGCTGCGTGGCCCACATCACGCCCCCACCGGTCAGTGCCGCGATGATGATGGCCTCGGTGATGCGTGCGACTGACAGCCGTTGCGTCTGTCCTGTACTCAGGATGAAGGGGAGCATCCCGTGCCAATCAATCTCTGGAAGTGCCATGTTTTCCCTGTTTATTCCCGTGGCCATCGTCAGTTTCGACGCCCTGACAACTACTCAGCCTGGTTCGGATGTTGTTCATTCGCCGCGCTGTCACTTGCGCTATCGGCGTCACCACCCGCAGTCGCTTGCGCGGATTCAAACTCGGCATTTGCACGGCGCAGATCCTCTTCACTGAAGGCCTTAACCAGGGTCACTCGGGTATTGCCGTTGCGCTCGGCCTCTTTCAGCCCCTCATAGTCCTCATCAGAGAGCGCTGGTAGGTGGGCCACAATCTCAGGGACAGTGCGTTCCAGGAGAGCAAGCACGGGGTCTTCTGGTAACAGCACGGACTCGGCTTCTTGCTGGGGGCGCAGATGCGGCGGCACCAGCCGCTCTTCAATCAGCCGGGTTTCACCGGGGAATACAGTCAGGTTGCCGACCGGTAATGGGTTCTTGCCTGGGTTGTGAATGGGGATTTCCATCATCTTGCACTCTGTTCGGTTTTTAAAAGGCCCCTCCCCGCAGGGAGGGGAATCCACCAAGGGAGGATGGAGGATCGGTTACCGCACCACTCGGGTGGTTGCGCTGTAGAGCACCATGGATGTGTGCGCACGCTGCAGCGGCTCTGGCGTTTTCACCACGATGAACTGATCGCCGTAGGCCTGCTTTTCACCGGTGAACAGACCCTGGGCATTGCGCTCGTTCTCGAGTTCACCCATCGACCAGGGCTTGACCATGCGCAGGCGGGTGGTGCCGCGCTGGCCCATCACCAAGCGCTGATCACCCAGGCTGATGCCTGGGGCTGAGGTGCGGAAGCCGGCCACGTCCTTGATCCGGCCCAGATCACCGTTGGAGGCCAGGTCGGTACCGGGTTTGGCAAAATTGGCGCCGAAGGTCTCCGCCTGCTCGATCTGGGTCATGACGTTGCCGGACATGGCGGCAAAGTTGCACTGGTAGAAGCGGTCGTCCTGGATGACGTTCTTGCGCAGGCCGAAACGGAAGAGGAAGTCGTCCCATTTGGCCTTCTGGGTCAGGCTGCCCAGGTCGGTGTCGAACTTGTAGACGTTGGTGGAGTAGCTGTAGGAGACGATGCAGGCCAGGCCGTTCGCCGGGGCGATGATGGCGCCGACCTCATCCACAAAGCTGATCTCGCCATGATTGTAGTTCATCACGTAGTAGATGCCAGCAGCCTGGGTGCCGGAGCCGTCGTATTCTTCACGCGCCACGCTATCGTAGGTGACAGTGATCGGGTTGAGGGTGGACCCCACCTGATTGCCCTGCAGATCAAACGCTTTGCGCGGTCGAACCACGGGAAACTGAGCAAGAGGGAAGATGGTTTTTGCGCCATCAAAGCCGCCAGCGATATTTTCGCTGCTGACGGTGGCTGCCGCGTACTCATCAGCGGCATTCAGCAACTCATTGTGCAGCAGCATGTCGGTGTCTTCCGCGATGATGCGGGAGGCGTTGTTGCGATTCTCGGAGACCGCATCCCAATTGATGCGACCAGCCTGCATCAGGTAGCGCAGCTCGTCGGAGACCAGGAAGGAAAGCTTCTGTGGAATCGGCCGGGCCTCGCAGGTGGTCTGCTTGACGCCAGCCCGCTGGATGCCCTGCCCCTCATAGCGGCGCACTGCATCAGCACCGGCACCCGTGGTGTCACGATAGCTGTAGGGGATCTCGATCACTGCACCAAAGGGGGCGGTGCCCACATCCACCAGCAGGGTGCCGCGCAGCTGGTAGAGAGCCTCGCGGATGACGGTGCGCTCGAAAGCAGCAGGCAGCACCACGTCTGAGACGTTGCCATCACCGGCAGCCAACCGCACCGACTCGTCATGCAGGCGCCGGGCATTCTGCCGATCGAACTCGGCCAGCACCTGCTCGGCCAGGGCCTTGTTCTCTTCCTGCAGCGTGCCGTCGGTGGCGGCGTAGCGACGGGAATCAGGCAGTTTGGTGATGCCAAGTCGCTGATCGGCATGTTCCTGGAGCTGTTTGATCGCGTTGGAGTCGCCGCCCTGAATGTGCACAGAACCACCAACACCGGGTGGTTCCCAACCCAGGCCAGCCAGCTTTGACGCGGCGCTCATCTGGTTACCTAGGCGGATCTGATTATCGGCCAGAGCCTTGATCTGAGGCTCGCTCATCTCGGCGGTGATCAGATCCTCGACGCCTTCGCAGAGCTGCTTTTTCAAGCCGTCGGTAAATCCGTCCTGGGTGTTGATAGCATCGGTGAAGCGCTTAACGTTGGCGGTGCGCAGCTCTTCGCTCTCCGCCAACTTGCGGGCCTCTTCCGCCTGCTGATCGGCCATCAGCTTCAGCACCTCATCCTTCGAGAGCCCGCCGGCGCCCGGCATGCCGGACAGCGCCTGCTGCAGGCCGGAGAAATCCAGCTTGATGGCGGCGCCATCAGTGCCATTGTCTGCCAGCTGGGTGCTGAGCTGCTCGCCCATACCGCTGAATGCGCTCAGCAGGATCTTGGCCTGGGCCTCGTCAGTGATGCCCTTCAGGGCGCCCTCGAACTGGCCGGAGATGGTGGCCACAACGGGCTCGGCCAGTTTGAATTTCGCCAGCTGCGCCTGCAGCTGCTTGATGAGTTCTTTCCACATGGTGGTTACCTCGTCGCTCAGTTTCTGGATGATTCGGGGAGATACGCTGATAGGCCTTCCGTCTTCCTCCCCATCCAGGGAGAGCTGCAGCCGTTTCGGGTCGATGGGATCGAGAAATTTCACCCGGGGCCGGGTGGTAAGGGCAGCGCCTTGCAGCAAGGCGCCATGCTTCTTGCTCGACTCAGGATCTTTGTAGTTTTCGTGGTACTCGGCGGAGAAGTAGCGGTAGCCTTTCTTGGTTACCGATTCCACGCCGAAGTCTGTCCACTCGATCCGGCCACGCAGTTTGCCGTTTTCAACGGCCAGCTCACGAATGAAGCCACCGGCGCCGTTACTGGGGTTGTGTGCGATATCCACCGCGATGTCTTGACCGTAGACGTTGGCCTGAAAGTTCCGCACCATCTGCAGCAACATGCCTTTGGTGATCTCGACCTCCCCATAATAGGAATCATCGAACTTCACCACTCGGGTAATGGTCTCCCAGGATTCACTTTGGCCTTCGGCCAGGGAAACCTCACCAGAGAGCAGCAGGACTGACCCATCCGGGCCATCAGCAGAGAGGCGAATGATTCGAGCTTTGTCCATTCAGTGACCCCAGAAACGCAAAAAGCCGACCGCCCCATCCCCGAAGGGTGGAACGGTCGGCTTTTCGCTGGAAAGCGTTACGCCTTTATATTTTCAATACTAATTCTTGCAGAATCGCAATATAAGTCAAGGGGTTATGCGTCAACTCAGGTGACTACCGAACGCATTCTTACCCCTGATTTCATGTACACTTTATTGAACATGTTGACTGCCGATGCCATACTTGTCCCATAACCTGTACAGAAGAGCACTTCAAATGCGCATCGTCACATTCACAGAAGCCAGAAACAGCCTTAAATCCGTGTTAGATCAGGTGATTGACGACGCCGACTGCACAATCATCACGCGCCGGGATACCGAAGATGCGGTTGTTATGTCGCTAGAGTATTACAACGGGCTGATGGAGACGGTCCATCTGCTCAGGTCGCCAGCCAATGCGGCTCACTTGGAGAAGTCGATCGAGCAGTTTCGCCAGGGTAAGACGGTGACTCGAGAACTCGTCGATGAGTAGGCATCTCGCCTGGACCGAGGAGGCCTGGGCGGATTATGTCTACTGGCAGGGGCAGGACAGGAAGACCCTCAAGCGGGTGAACAAACTGATCACTGATGTGCTGCGGACCCCGTTTGAGGGGATCGGTAAGCCGGAAGCGCTGAAGCAGAACTTATCGGGTTTCTGGTCTCGGCGAATTGATGATACCAACCGCTTGGTTTATGCAGTAACAGATTCGCATGTCACTGTTATTTCGTGCCGGTATCACTATCAGTAGATTCTCTCAAAACCCTTCTCACTAAACCCATTCATTCGCTTATTTCCGACCAGTATTACAGGCACACCTTTTGCGCCCATTTTTTCATACTGCCGCTTGGCCTTAGCGTTTTTCTCAATATCGTATTCAGTGAATGATATACCTTTTCTCCTGAAGTACTTTTTCGCCTTCTTGCAATAGGCACACCAGCTCGTCGAATACATGACCACTTTCTTGCCAGTATTGAATATTGACCTATCGTAACTGACAGCCTCGTAGGTATTGATTTTTAGCTTTATTTTCTTTGCTTCCAGATGCCTCGGCTTCTTATCAGAGAAGTGGACCTTCCCATTCTCATCCGTCCATTTGAATATTTCCGCTGTTGCATGGCCGGCAATCAATAAACAAAGTGCCAGTACAGCCAGTATTTTCAACATCACATTCTGCATAAAAATTCCTCTGTTATGCTGGCGGAAGGACAACGGACTGTCCTCAGCTTAATGAGTAACTGACGGGCACTTTCACCCACCGCTTACACCTACACTTTGCCTCAGCCCCCACCGGCAGCACTCGCACAACACGGGACTTAATCACCACCCCATCAAACAGCACCTGACCACAATCACAGCGTACTACGGGACGGATAGACTGGACAGGATCAGTAATTGCCATCATCAGGAAGCTCCGGTTCGTATTGAAAGCCATTATCCCCCGGATAGGGGCGGCTGTGGTCGACCTCACCAGTGACGATCGCCTCGGGAATGCCGTCCGGGAAAGCCAGGCAGATGAGGGATCCCTCAACCGAGTCGATTCTGTGTAGACAATTCATGCACTGTTTACTGACCACCTGTGTATTCTCCTGATTCAATCTGTCTGATAAGTGCCAGCAGGTCTGGGTCGAGCAGATCGCTGCGCCCCAAGCGGTAGAGGGAGTAGGACTCGGCGAACCACTCCTTGTGGTTGGTTCTCGAGTACCGCGTGGGAAAGGTTCTGCCCGGTTTCTTGAATAATTTTAGAAGATCCGCCTCGAGGGGCGGGGCCTGGTAACTAGTAGCATCACTCACCCCGAGCTGCTGATGGATGTGGTGCCCAAACTCATGCCAGATGGTGGATTTGTACTTCTCCTCGGGCAAGGAGAAGTAGGCATCTGAGAGCGCTGGGGCTACATCCGGACTACCAGGCTTCCAGGTGGACGGTGGATTGGTGACCACTTCGACGGGCACGCCCTGCTCCAGCCGTTTCAGGCGATTCTCCAGGTTCTGGATGTCCTTCAGATAGGCCTGTTTTATCTGCTCTTTGGTGCTCGCTGGGCCTTGGTAGGTTTCAAGCCATTTATCGAGGATCTCTCGCTTCTGTTTGACCAACCCCTTGTGGTGGGCGATCGCCTCCTGCTGCGTCATCCGCGTGCCGAAGTAGCGGTTATTGTACTTGCTGATGGCAAGCACCCCATCACCCATCGAGGCAGCGGCCTGGCCGGCTGCAGTATTCACGCCCCGGAGCGCCGGAAGCCCCAGTTTTTCGGCGACCTGATCCACCTCATGCAGCATCCGGTTGGTGGCGTTTGCCGTCTCCACCTTGAGGCCAGAAAAGCTGATCTTGTTGAACTTCTTCTCCCGAATCTGCTTGGGAAGAAACTTGGGCCCATGACGGAAGCGAATCGTGAACTCGCCGTTGGCCTCTTTGGGATAGTGGTGGGCCCGGCCCTTGGTGACGTACTGCTTGGCGATCTTGTTGGCTTGGGGCAGGTTCTCAGCCACCGGGAACCCCTCCGGGAATGAGGTCTTGATGATCACCCCGCTGCTGTCTGGCTGAACTCCTTCGGTAGTCGGGGCCTTGCTACCGGGGATCGCCCCTTTGATGTCGATGCCCTTGCGGGCGTACTTCTTCTTCAGAATCTGCCAGGGGGTGGCAATTTCCTGCTCTGTCAGAACACCCTGTTTGAGCGCCGCCTGCTTGACCCTAGCACCGAGCACATCTGACTGCACTCCCGCATCCTGACGCTTCAGCCAGTCGATGCGGGTCTCCTTGCCTTTCCTGTCGTCTTCACTCACCTCATCATCAAACACCACCTCAACAAAGCTGAGCGTGTTGGGGTGCGCCGGCCATGGATTCTTTCCCTTTGGATAGACACCAGGACCCAGGCCATAGCGGTTGACCTTGGCGTGCATATCGCAGATGTCGGTGCGGGGATGGTTCGGCGATAGAAGGAACCGGGTGCCAATCACATCTGGATGATCGAAAGCTGCAGCCTGGTAGGCCTCACCATGAGCGCGGTTGATCTCGGTGCGGAACAGGCGCATGGCGTTGCTGTAGGCGCTGCCCTCCGATCGCATCACCCCATCCAGGATCTGTTCGCCAACCTTCGTCGCGCTGGCGGCGTTGATCTGGCTCTGCACCTCCTTGGGAACTGCCTGGGCGCGGCTGAGGAACGCCTGGGCTGCCTTGGATGCTGACCAGCCACGCACCACCGCCTGCTGGATGGCATCCCCCACCACCTCCCGGGCCTGGCCATCCAGCTTCCAGATGCGGTTGGAGAGCTGCAGGCCATCCTCTGCCACAAACTGGGTGACGAACCGGGCCGCGTCATCGGCGATCCTGGTCAGGCTGGCGCCAATATCCACTGCCTGCTGAAACGGCTCGACGCCGATGTCCGCCGCCTGCAGCAGGCCAGACTCCAACAGCCCGTTACGCTCCGCCGCCATCAGGTTAAGGCGGGATTCCGCCTGGGTGAGCAGATCCTGCATCACCTCGAGGCGCAGGGTGTTGTCATCACCGGCGCGGGATTGAAGATATGCACGGATGTCTTCAACAGCCCGGCGGTAGACGCTCTCCAGCTGCTTGAGCAGTTCCCGGCTCAACTGCCGCATCTTCGCTCGTGCTGCCTTGCTGCCACGCTTGATGGCTGCCTTGGCTGCGGTACGTGGGTTTTCTGCCAGGCGGATGGCGCCGGGATGGCCGTACATCAATCAGCGCTCCTGTTTAGTCATTGCCTGACCGGGTGCTGATGGTGGTGGCGCTCTCCCCTTTTTTTGCGTTGCCAGGCGTGATACTCACGCTGGGCCGCTTGGGGTTGATGGCATTGGGGTCGGGATATGGATTCCACTTGCCCCGCTCCTGCTGCTTGCGCTTCAGTTCTGTCTCTGCATCCAGGTTGATGATGTCGAGCACGGTCTGCTGGCTGATGCCAAGGGCCTGCCACTTCAGCGCCCGATCGGCCGCCTGGTTGGGGGTTTCGGTGCGCCGCTCGGCAAACTCGACGCTGAAATCGAAGTTGTCCGGGCTCATGCCGTCTAGTAGCAGCTGCAGTTCAAAGCCTGTCTGGTAGACGGTGGAGAGCTCATCCTGGATGGCGTCCACTTCTTCAAAGAAATCCCGCTTCAGGTCTTCGAGGATGTCCCGACTGAGGTCACCCACGTAGCCGAACAGGCCCTTGGGGGCGGGAGAGCCAGAGAAGAAGGTGTCGAGTAGATGGGCCACGTCGGCGATCTGATCCAGGTTGGCATCGCCCTGCACCGGGCTCACCGCACCCTTTTTGTTCAGGTAGTAGTCGGTGGTGATGCCTTCCGCCTGGTCTCGCTCGACCTGATCCCGGTAAGAGGCCAGCTCCTCCTTGTTGGCCCCCTCGAGCACATGGGCTACCCGTAGCGGTGCCCGCATTCGCCGGCGCAGCACCAGGTCTTCCTCGGTCATCACCAGCTTCTTCCAGACCGAGCGGGCCGCATCCAGGTAGGGGCGGCCCAGGCTGCCCCAATCGTCGAAGTTGTCCGGGGTGAGGCGGCCCAGGGTGAGCTGCCAGAGCGCGAAGGTGAACAGGATGGCGCCGTTGGCCAGGTCGTGTTGTTCATAGGCCAGGCGCGGGTCGAGAAACTGCCCGTTCTGCCCGACCTTTGGCAGGATGGTTTCAGCGGGCATTCTCACCCCCTGCAGCACGCTGCGGCGCTCATGGTCGAG